AGTTGTACAAGAACACGCAATCAAATGCTGTAGTCAACGTCACGTTTGTATAAACAATACTAGCCGAAGGAGTCCAATACGCCACACCCGCAGTTGTTGAGGAATTGGTAGATGTTGGAGCAGTAGCGTTTGTCACAGTCACGCCGCCAGCTACATAGTTTGTGCCACTTACTTCACCTGTTGAAGAATAAACAGTTGTTGAAGCATTCAAGGTAGCTGAAGCCAAGTACAACGCCGCCTTTACGGTATCAGTTGTAGGAGCCGTCAAACTTCCACGAGAGGTCAAAGTGACCGCACCTAGTTGCTGTGCGCCTACTAACAGGTCGCCCATAAACGAAGTGCACATTGATTGTGTATTTGCCATGATATTTCCTTAATCAAAAGATGCCGCTTCTGCAAACAGGGCGGGGCCAGTTTTTAAACTGACATGAACTGAACGGTGAACCAATTCACCATCAAGCCAATATTCAGTCCAGTTTGTTAATTCGATGTCATTATCGACGGAACCTTCACGTTTTTCAAGCAAAGATTCATCCATTTCGCCTTTAGTGGTAGTTACGAGTGCCATCAGACTTCCTTATGCAATGCGAATAATCGCGTTAGTGTTATCAGCGGTTGGGAACTGCACGTTAAACGTATTGGTTGAGGTTTTGTCAGAACCAAAATTCAATACACAAACTGTTGGATTTGTTGTACCGTTGTACTTATAAATTAAAGCACCACGAGCAGTAATTGCGCTATTCCAAGTTACGTTACTAAAAGAAATATAAGCAACACTGCCAGAGTTACCGGTTGTTGGGGTTACTGAAACCGTTAAATTTTGGCCACCTGCGGTATAGCCAGAAGCCACTACTTCATTAGTAGAAGCATATGCAGTTGTTTGATCATTTAACGTAGCGTTACCGGTGTACAAAGCAATTTTGAACGTGTCCGTACTGAAGTTATACGTACCATTCATCAACCCTGTTTTGAAAGTATTTGTAGCAGTTTGGTTAATCGCCATATCAGGTCACCTGCTGACGGTATTGTCCAGAACGGTATGCGTCTTGACGCTCCATACCATCACCCAGACGTTTAGCCAAAGCCAATGCTTCTTGATATTTACCGTTATACAGTGCGACCAAATCAGCCTCACCTTTCATAAAGGTGTACGCCTCAACCAATGCGCCATACAACAACACAGAATCAAAGTTATCACCAAGCCATGTTCGACCAGTAGATGCGGTTGTAATGGACTCAGGGTAATAGTAAAAATGAAGTTCTACGTGATAGTTAGCATCAGGCTTGGGGCCAAGAATAAACGTTAACTCGTTTGAAATCGTAGCACCCGTTACTGATGGGCCAAACAAAGCATAGTACTTTGGAAGCCCTGTATCGTTTGGGTTTGGATACGCTTGGCGAATGTAATTAACATCTTTGTTCAGCAAATACTCATAGGTCTCAGTTGCTGTGCCGTAGTTTGAAATTACAGCCAAAGAATACGTAGCCAAATAATCATCCGGCGCAGACAAGTAAGGTGTCGTATAAGACACCACACCCGTCATGTTTTTGCGCAACGATGGAAATTGAACCGTGTTGTATATACGTTGTTCAGCCTGTTGAATAAACCGGTCGATTTGCTCTTTGGTTGTTTCAGTTGTATTGTCAGCCAGCGTTATATCCGGAAAGTTATTTTCCGTATACGCTTGGATTGATGCAACAAGGGCTGTGTAGTTCATGCTTATGCCATCGGGCCTCGGCACATTGTGCCTTTAGTAGCCGCGCCAGTACCGCGCATTTTGATGCCAGAAGTCTTAACAGTCTCGTTACCAGCAGACTTGCTCTCCGCACCAATGCTGACATCTAATGTATCGAGCTTGCTACGGTTAGGTTCTTTGCCGGGATTGGTAGAAATAGACACAGACTTACCGCTCATCGTGTGTGGCTTGGCATAAGCCGATGCAGGGAGATTGTTCTTTTTCGTAGCCATATTAGCCTCCGCGCTGGTTCATGGCACGTGCCATGTTGCGGCCTACTTTACGCATAGCCATACCGGTCACGCCACCTTTTTTCAGCCTCAAAGATGTGCCTTTGCCACCTTTGTGCTCTTGGGTATCGTGTTGTTTGAAAGCCTTTTTGATCAAAGAAACGTCTTGTTTCTTATCAGCTTTCATGTCTTCTTTCATGTCGCTTTTAGCCATGTTCGACTCCTTATGTCGTTGTAACGGTTACTGTACCAATTTGTACGGTTAAAGCCAAGTAGTTTGGCGTTAAAACTGCATCAAAACCTCTTGAACCACCCACTGGATTCCACCCCCATTGAAACACCCGACTACCACTTTCAGGGTAACCAAACGCATCAACGGCCACACTGTTTGAATCTACAAGTTGCAAACCACTTTGTCCAGATACCAAGTAGCTTACATCAGGGCGGGGTTCGCGTACAGCTTGTGGGTCGTTAACTGGGTACATACCCAGTTGTAATTGCGGATGATCAGGATCCCAACAAGCGTGGCAAACCTTGATTTTAAACGGCTTAGTTTTGACAGTCTGGGTACGCAATTCCTTGAGCATGTATCTCTGCGAACAACGGTCGCATTCGGCAATCGCATGTTTACCAGAAGAAAACCGATTAGGCATAGAACAAGTTCCTAGGCACAAATCTCAATGGAGATGTGTCGCGGTCTTCAGCGGCGGCTAAGTCCCACTGCTGTTCATAGTCTGCCTTCAATGCCATCACACGCTCTGGCGGTACATCAGGCAACTTCATGCTTAACAAATAGGCCAAACCTGCAACCATGCAGGGGATAAAGCGGAATGGAATATCCTGAATTGAAGTGCCCGTACCAGCATCTTGAATACGGCGCATGCGGTAGTACACAAGCATGTACTGATCGCCGGGGGCATTAGGTGTAGGCCACACGTTAATCGCTGGCAAGTTCTGCACGGTTATAGCCGCGCCAGTTGTATGACCTACGGCAGTTGTGCCGTTCTGACCACGAGCGCAGTTGAGCAACTGATTGGTCACAGGGTTTACGTTAGGGTAACTGATTGTCTCGTCACCAATTTTGATAAAACCAGAGGTTGTAAGATCAGCCACATTAGACACTGTGATTGTGGTGTCTGTAGACAATATAGTCCCATTAAGGGTAACCGTTGTGGGATTTTCTTGACCCGACTGACGGTTGTACCACATTTGAATGGGACGACCCTGTGCCAGCTTATTAGGCAAGCTCATATAGGTCGATTCGGAGATACTGCTGATGTTAATGTCGATCTGGTTAGACGTGCCGTTGCTCTGGCGAATTACGGTGTCTAGGAGATTGATTGTGTCAGTAGGCATGGGGTACATAGCCTGACCCGTGACCATAGGAATCTGACCCTGTTCTACCGTCCAGAAGTTCAAACCACGGTTTGTCCACTCAATCGTCAAAAGATTCAACGACCGACGGGCTGTACGGAAGTTATATCCCGTACGCAGTTCTTGCCCACAACGCTCAAACGCCTCTTCAATGAGGTCGTTTATGTCGAGGTTGAAAGCTGTGGTTCCGGTAGTGGAGGCCATTATTTCTTCGCAGTCTTAGCAGATTTTATGAACGCTTGTTTAGTTGGCGCACCTTTGCTACCAACTCGGCGCATTTTTTCACCAGAGCCTTCAGCGATTCTTTGACGCTTTGCATTGATATTGGCATAAAGTCCTACCTTTCCGCCTTTGGCGTATTGTGTAAAGTCTGTGTCATCACGACGAGCTTTTGTCACACCCTTGGGCATTTTTGAAGGGGCAATATCGCCCATACCACGGCTGGCCATCATTTTTTCATCCCCTTAAGGGTCTCGGCTAAACGTGCACGTTGGCCCGTTACACCGGGTTTCTTAGCGGCGGCGGTTAATTTCTTGGCTGGAATGGTCTTACCAGCTTTGACACCAAGTTCTTTTTTCAAAGCACCGGGTTTTTTAATAGCCTTCTGAATCCATTTTTCAGCCATGATTATTTCCTTTTGGTCATACCGCCACCGCACATGACCATAGTGCCACGAGTCTTACCTCGTTGAGCAATACCATCAGCACGTGAGGAAGCTGAACGGATAGCACCGCCCTTTTTACGACCTTCTGGGTCTGTTGGGGGCTTGCCTTTTTCAGCAGTGTAGATACCTTCGTTCTGCTTGTCTTCATACGCTTTCAGCTCTTTGGCTGTAGGGCCACCCTGCTTTCCACGACCAGCGCCAGCTTCCGAAGGATTGGGGCCTACATATTCAGAACCCTCTCCCGCAAAAGGTTTATCTTTTACGTACAAGCCAGAAGTACCATCTGGATATTCAGTAGTAGTATTATCCGTGTACAAGGCTTTTTTAGTGGCCATATCAACTCCTTAACAGGCTTTGCCGCCTTTGGACATTTTAATCATAGTGCCTTTGGTCTTGCCTTTGACAGCAATACCGTCACGGCTAGGGGCCGCTGTCTTAACTTTACCCATTGATGTCATACCGCCGCCAGCCATTTTGCTAGTGCCTTTTTTCTTAGCCATCATTGCCATGAAGCCGGGATTCATTTTAGAAGCCATAGTATCACCACCTTTTGAAAATTTTTTGCCTTTATCGGCAGTTGAAAAATCTTTGCCCACGGATTGTGGGACTCCTACCTTCTTGGCAAACGCTGGACTGTGAGCCACCGCCGCCATGAAATTGTGTTGTTTCTTACTTGTGCTTGGCATATTAAACCTTAATGATCCAACCTTTGCCAACCACAAAACCAACAAATAAAGCACCGATCCAAATCAGTGCTTTTTCTACAACGGTCTTACCAACCTTTTTGTAGAACTCATTGGACATCTCGTCAATGGCCAACTTAGCCGCTCTTTTGGCTATGGCTTCTTCACGATCAGTTAATGTAATGTCGCTCATATCAGCACTTCCATGCTCTAAGTGATTTGTTTATGCGTGAGTCTGGGTCTTTGGCGGTTTTGGCGGATGTCAATTTCTTTTTCATCCCTTCCATCCTCGCACAAAAAGAGTCGCGCCGGGAGCCGCCTTCTGGCTGGGGAGGTTTCAAGTTCATACCTTGCTTTTTGGCGGAGGCTCGCCCCTTGGCGTTCAAGCCGCCCTTGGGGTTCTTGCCTTCTTTCCTCGTCCATGCAGGTGACTTAGCCATAGAACACCGTAATACCGGTAGGTGCAACGCTTACTGATGTGTACCAAACTCCGTTAGGGAATAAGATACCTTCACCGGGTAACAATACATTAGTCATATTGGAATTTGAACCTGTATCAAGTTCTAAAAGCACAGTGCCGCCAGAAGCATCTAAGAATTTACCCGAGCCAGCGCCAGCGCCACCAGTAATAGCTACACCTTTGATACGTACACGACCCGAAATCAACGCTTGATTTGTTTGTGTGCCACCAGTATGTACTGACCTTATGTCTGTTTGCATCATAATCAATCTCCTTGTAAGCGGGGGCCGAAGCCCCCTAGATCAATTAGTCGTTTTGCTGACCAGCCAATGGGTCTTGAACGTAATAAGTGATGTAGCCAGTAATCGTACCGCTTGTAGCGGCAGATGCGCCAACACCAGCAGTCAGGTATGTGAACTCAGTAGCTGACAACACCAAACCAAGGCTTGCACCTTTAGTAGCAGAAGCCAGAGTTACGCTAGTACGTGCATCAGAAGGAACTTCGTTACCCAAGGCTTGTGTGCTGGCTGTACCTGTAGAGTACAAAGTGAAGCCAAAGTCAACTGTGGGGCTAGTGCCACCAGTAGAAGTTGTTGCTGTGATGTTGATAGAGTTAACAACTGCGCCAGCGGGAAGAATCACTGGGTTGGTGTTAGTAGAAGAGAGCTTAACGTTTGCAGAAGCCGCCGCAACGTTAGAGATATAGAACTGAGCAACCATCAAGCCTGTACCGCAATAAGCTGTACGTGTTTGATCGCCGCCGCCAGAACGCCAAATACTCTGGGTGGTAGAAATTGCCATGATAAATTGTCCTTACATACAAGATCAGCGCATCAATCGGTATGTCGTTTGCCGGGTCAATTTGATGCACCGGGAACCCCGGGGTGATTGCAATATACAACAAAAGAAAAGGGGGCACAAGGCCCCCCTTCAAATATTTCCTAAGAAATATTAGGCTCCTTGGGAACCGTACATGCCCAGAGGATCAGACCAGCCGAAGCTGTAACGCTCACGAGACTTGTAACGAACGTTACCAGTGTCGAAATCGCCGTCCATAGACTGAGCCAAAGGTGAGCGAATGAAGTGCTTCATGCCGTTAGGAACGTCGGTAGTCAAATACCAGCCGTTTGTGTCGGTCAAGAAGTGGTTAATGGTGTAGCCTTCGGCCACAGCACCATTGTTCTTCAATGCGTTGATGTCGTTGTCGTTAGTACCAACGCGCAATTCAGTTTCGAGCAAACGAGTTGCAACGAACTGCAAAGCTGGAGGCACAACCAATTTCTTGGGTTTAGCGGCAATCAACAAACCACGCTCATCAGTCCAAGCGGCGATCTGAATAACAGCGTTTTCCAACGATGTCTCATTCAAGTCAGCGGCTGTAGATGGGATGTTGCTGTTGGTACCACCAGACACCAAGGGGTGTGATGCGCTAAATAAAGCAACACCGTCACCACCGGGGTAGCTAGAGCTGAAACCGTTGTTCAAAACAGCGGCGGCTTTAACTTGCTTGGTGTAGGCCATAGCACGAGCCAAGGCTTTGGTGTAACGAGCGGACAACGAGTCATACAAGTTGTCTTCGATAGCTTCTTCAGTCAAGCTGAAGCCCAAAGCGATAGTTTCGTGGTTGTAGCGAGCAGTCCATGCTTCTTGAGCCGCGTCATAAGCGATGGCAGAACCCTCGTTTTTGACAGGAGCGGCAGAGAAACCAGACAGTTTTGTCTCTTCTTCGAATGAACGCTCAGAGGTCTCTGTTTCATAGATCTCTTTATGCTCTTCGCCGTATTTAGCATACTCCAAACCGAACAATGCGTTCAGGCCGGGGAGCAACTCTTTCAGTAGTTGTGCGCGTGAAATTGCCATGGTAAGTTACTCCTTAAACACCGGTTTGGTTGTAGTACGAATGATAGCCAAAATTGAATTTAACTAAAAATTCGCAGAAGTTACCAGACGAGTTTGCAGTATCAGGCACACCGGCAATAACACGCATTGGGAGCAATGTTGTTACTGCGCTAGTACCGTCAATAGCAATAGCGGAATCGCCAGTGGTTGTAGAACCAGAGTTGAGAATCAACGAAACGTTGTTACCAATAATAGTCTGACCATAGAAAGCGATTGTTGAGCCAGAAGACACTGACGCTACTTGGAACACAGCATCTGGATCTTCACAGACGTAAGCTACAGCATCCGTTACACCAGACGAGAAACCGGGCCAGTACTGCGCGAACGTTTTCTGTTTAGTGGAAGGGTTAGTGTATGAACATCCAAGGAATACACCGATAACACCGTTAACAGTCACAGTAGTCTGTGCGGCCAACGTAGAAATGATTACACAACCAGAGGTAGTAATCTGAACAACGTCACCATTGAAAATGGCTGTGTTGTAGTTAACAGAAGAGGTAGTAATAGGGATTTGACGAGTAGCACCCGCAAACACCTGACCGCCGATCAGATTGACCGGCTTTAGCCCGTAAGGGGCCGAGACAGTAGGATAAGCCATTTTTAAGCTCCAAAAATTTTAAGAACCTTTGCCAAAGGTAGACGAAGATTTATTCTCTTTAAAGAGAGGCATCCGCGCATCACTTTGACGCATGAAGCTATTGTCTACAGCATCTGTCTGAGATTGGGTTTGTCTAGCAAAATGGGCATTTCGCTGTTCCACAAACTCAGTAGGTGTCTTGCAAAGCAATAACCCGCCAACCTCGATGCTGTCTTTAAAACGGCTACCGGGATCAGCTAACAGTCTAAATTTGGGTTGTTCCTCGATCGCAACGGGTTCCCAACCTTCTCGGAGTTTGGCCGATAAGTTACGGGGGTCTGCGTTATTTAACGTCGAGACACGAATCCAACGGTAATTGAAGCCGGGCTGTTTGTCTGGCTCGGGCAACAGTTCAGGTTGCATCCACTGCTTAGGACGCTCCTGTACCGCACGTGTTGTCAACTCGCGTGTGAGTTTGTTATCAGCCATTTCGGGCCTCCAATTCTAATTGTGCCTTTACATATTGTTCAGGCGTTAAACCTAGCTTTCTGGCTAAGTTCACTTGGCTTTGCTTTAGCTTGACCTTATTAGGGGCGGTGCTACGAACTGCCGGTGCTACAACAGTGCTGGGTTTTGTCCGCACACTTTGTGGCTTTTGTTCTTCTTCCTCAAGACCGAATGCCTCGGGGAATCGTTTGCGCATCGTTTTGTCCAGTGCGCCATAATAATCTTCAGAACCAACCTCTACACCATTGTCTCTCAAGTCTTCGTGTAAACCAAGAGCAAAGGCCGTCATACTTCGATTCTGTCCAAACCAACTGTTACGTTTTTGCCACGATACAGCTTTATTGTCAGGTTCTGGTACATACGGTGCAGGTTGATACTGCACAGGTTGCTGTTGTACAGGAGTTTCATCTTCTTGTAAAGAGGGCATCCTGAAATTTTTTGCTTGCATCAATTTGATGTTGGCAAGTTGCAATGATTGCTGGGCTTCTAACACCTTGTCAGAATCACCTGCTTCATAAGCCTCCTTGTACGCCCGCTTCGCCATCTCCAACTCCATATTGGCGTTGCTCTGGATGGTGCTGACGTATTCTTTCTCACCATTAGTAAGAATACCTTTGATGCGCTTGTTCTCTTCAAGCAAGCGTTGGGCCAGAGTTACAGCTTCTTGCTGTTCACGTAAGGCAGACTCTTTCTCACGGCGTTCATCATGCCAAACCTTACGCATTTGCTTGAGTTTGGTCTTGACGTTATCGTCATAAGCGTCCAATTCATCCTTCTCCAACTCCTCAACCAGAGGTTTGGGCAAGGGCTGACGGCCACGATCTTCGGGTGGCGCATCGTCTTCGATCTCAATTTCGATCTCAGGACTTGAATTTTGTTGGGGTTTACCCTTACTTTCCGGAGCTTGTTCGTCTGGAAACTTGAATTCTATGTCGTCGTCTAAAGGCATTTTGTGCTCCTTTTATTTGCGTTTGATACCACGTGGGTCGTCTACAACGGCCTCAACAGTATCGTCATTGATGATGCGGAACTCACGGCCATGGATGACCAAACGAGAACCTGAATGTGGGCGCACAAGGACAAAATCCCCCTGCTTACACCACGGCCCAGTAGGGAACTTAGATGGGTCTTGATAGCAGTCTGGCCCCATATCAACAACAAACAAGACAGTTGTGAGTGTCTCTTCATTGCGCATGGTTTCATCAGCTTTGATCAAACCGACTTCACTGTCCTCAAACTCTTTCTCCGCCTCTGGGATGGCACAAAGAATCCGATAGCCTGACGGCTTGGGCAGTTGTTTACCTTTTTCCTCTGCGGTTGCGGCAAAGTTATAGGCTCCCACGACTTGTGGGTTGTTGGCGTCTGTAGCCAACAGGATGGAACTAGTCATCCGAGTTCTCCATAGTTTGTTTCAGGTCTAGGGTGTATCCCCGCATGATGAGTAGACCGCGAACCTCACCACACAGTTTCTTGTATTCCTCAAAGGACTCGGCTCTGCCTTCAGCCAAATAGTCCTTGAGTTGCTCGACTTTCTCATCAGCTTGTTTGATAAGAACTTCTAGTGCATTCATCATTCACCTTTCTTTGGTTGACGATTCTGTTGTTGACGCATCTGGATACGCTCTTGCATTTGACGCAGTTGTTCTTCGTGGCTCTTGTTGGAGAGTTGTTTAAGAATATCAACGCCGGTGTCCATCATGTGGCGTTGTTTGTCGTCCTGCATTTGCGCGGCCATCTTCACTGCGTCCATCTTGATGCGTTTGTCATCAGTAGACACTTGCGACTGGATGCGTTCACGCTCGATCTGCAACTGCGCCGCTTTGATGGCGTTATCAGCTTGATCTTTAGCGGCTTTACGCTGGTTCTCTTGTGACTTGAGTTGCAACTCTTGCATCTGCATCTGGATGATGGGATCCTGCGCCTGTTGTTGCGCTTGCTTCTGCTGTGCTTCCTGCTGGTTCTTCTGGAGCAACTGCTGTGCGGCTTGCGCCAACATGGGAGCCAGACGTGCTTCAACTTCAGGAGACATGTGAGTTTCTTCACCGGACTCATCAGTCTGTGGTGGCAACTGCATACCAAGAGTCTGCTCGATCTGCTTGCGATACTCAAACCCTAAGTGCTCGTTGATGTGAGACATCATGGCTGACTGCATAGCTTGCGCCATCGGGTTTTGCTGTAGCAACGCTTGGATCTTAGGATCTTGCATCGCGGACATGTGCACAACAATGTGCGCCTGATGATCTTGTGACAAGAACGCTTTGACGGGCTTGCCTTTGAGCACGTTCTGGTTCTCCGACACTGGATCGGTAGGCTTCTGGTCATCGTCCATCGGCACAAGTTTTGCCGCATCCTTAATACCTAACACGTCAAGCATCTGACGGTGCAAGAGTGGTAAGTTATAAAGTTGAGGCGCACCTTGAGCAAGCTGTAACACCGCTTGATACTGCACGATCTTCTGCGCCATTGTTGACGCATTAGGATCACTGACGGGGATCACGTCCACATCATCATAGTCAGACTTCTTCGCCTTGCGTGAGCCTTCAGTCGGCTCATAGTCGTAGTCATCAGGTGTGTACTCAGCGATGATGTTCTTTAAGAGTCCCAACTCTTGCTTCATGCTGTAGTGGACACGCGCCTGAATGGCGGACATATTCTTCAGAGTTCTCTCAAGAATAGCCAACGTAGTACCCACCGGCGCTTGCGCACTCATGTCACTGAGAGTTAAGTCAGCGGTGTTAGCAAAGCGTCTGCCTTCTTCAACAATCTGACCGAGCAACACGTTCAATGTCTGGCTAGGTTCTTTGTATGGCAAGGGGAGCAAGTTGTCTTTAAGTGTGCCGCTTGCAACGTCTGCATCACGCCATTCACCCGGAGCAATCGGTGTATCGTCTCCCTTAACACGCATGCCGCGAGTCTTAAAGCCACCGGGCAAGTTAGACAACGTACCCGCATCCACCAGTTGACGAATGAGAGAAGTACTAGACTTGGCAAATGCACCGATCAAATGGATCAAGCCAAAGTAGTAAAAGCCAAAACCGGGCACGTAACCGTAGTGCACGAAGTGCTGACGCTTTGCATACGTCTCATCATCTGGTTCCCAGTTGCGGCGAATAGCCAACACATTACTGGAACCCTTCTCAATCGTAATAACGTACGGCAGTGCAATGCCAGTCTTCTTACCCTTCTCATCCTTGTGCTCGTAACCTTCAAGATCAAGGTCAACGTTCATCTCAAGCAACTTAAAGCGATTGTCAGATGTGGCTCTAAAGCCCATCTTCTCTGCAATCTTCTTCTCAACTTCATCGAGCACGTTCTCAGGTGTACCCAAGTCCATGTCGCGGTAGAAACCCGCAACCTGCAAACGGCGCAACTCATTCTCAGTCTTACGCATCACATGCGTGACGCGAGGAGAAGACTCTAAGTTAGATGCACCATAAGGCACAACGATGTCTTCAGCAGGAACAAAGAACGATACTTGACGATCCAAATGAGGATCAAAATACACCTTCTTGAACGCATTACCTGCAAGACCTAAACCCCAGAGCATGCGCTCATGTTCTGGTCTGTATTCTTTCATGACATCAGTCAACTGATAGTTCATGTCATCCGCTACGCGCTGTGCGGCTTCTTTCTTAGCAGGTGTCTCTTTGCCAATAATCTGGGTCTTAACTGGCCCAGCGGCAGGGAACGTTGCCATCATAGTCTCAGACTGGAACTTCACCAGAGCTTCTGACAACATGGGGTGATAGATACCACATGCACCTTCCCATGGCTCTGTTCTTTCCTCAATCTTCATACCCAGAAGTTCTAGGCCGTCTACATAAGTCTGCATCCAATCTTTGCGACTGGCCACGTCCTCATCATAGTCACCGATCAATTCTTCAGCCAAAGACTGCAAGACATCATCACTAATGTATTCAGCCAAGTTAGCATTGAACTCGTCTTCTGACTCTTTGTCTGGCTCGATCTCAATCTCCATACCATCAATGCCAATACGCACGGCTTCTGGATCTTCAATCTCGATCTCAATGTCCGGTGCGGCCTGATTCATACCCGCAATTTCTTCTAAGCCTTGTGGGGCCGCGTACAGTGACTTCTCTATAGCCATGTTTGATCCTTAATAGTACGGCTCTTTCCTGCGGAATTGCCGTGGTTCATCTTCCTCATCAGACGCCAGTTGAATAAAGCCACCGCGTCTATAACGCAGTAATGCCTGAGTCATGGAGTCCACCAAGTCGTCATGTTCGCCCGAAGGAAAACTTGCGACCTCTTCAATCAATTCTTCTGCCCAGTGTGTATTAGGCACCCAAACGTGTCCGGATGCAAACATATCAGCCACCGCATTCAACCGTGCTATTTTGTCATTTCCTTTACTCGGTGTAAATTCTTGCACGGGTATACCCATCGCTCTGAGTTCAAATATTAGTGGCGATCCCGCCGCCTTGGCCTCAACAATCAGCGAGTCAACTTCCCATTCCTTGAATTCTTCAAACGCCCGCTGTTTTAACTCAGGAAACTCCATCCGCTTCTTGAACGCATTCAAGAGAATAATGTTCGCACGGTTTACACCTCGGTCATCGTCCTGATAGAACACACCCCACGTTGTGCATGCAGAATAGTCGGCCCGTTCTGTCTTTAAAAACGCCGTATCCCACGACTGAATGATGAACTCACAACTTGGTGGCCGGTCATGTTGCCAAATCTTCCACCATTCCCGCTTCACAATCGCACTTACGTCCGATGTGGGCTGTTGCATGTACTGTGCTTGCCATTTACTATTAGGCAACTCTTCTTTTAGAGCTTGCAACTCCTTTAATGACCAAAACTCAGGCCATAAGGGTTTACCCGAGGGCAAAATGGCCGGAAACTCAATCACTTCCCACTCTTCACCCGACCTTTGAGCCGCCGCTTTCACAACTTGACCTGTTAAGTCACGTTTAGACCAGCGAGTCATCACTACAACAATCGCACCGCCCGGCTGTAGACGCTGACGAGGGCCAGATGTGTACCACTCGTACGTCTTATCGTAGATTTCTGGGTTAGTTTGGGCCATTGCGGCCTCTTGCTCCGAGTGCGGGTCGTCAATAATCAGAATATCCGCACCTTTACCGGTCACAGCACCCCCGATACCAATCGCAAAGTACTCACCACCGAAGTTTGTGTTCCATCGACCCGCCGCTTTACTGTCAGACTGGAGATCTAGGGCTGGAAATATGCGCTTATAGTTAGCAGAGTCCACCAAGTTACGCACTTTTCGGCCAAAACCTACCGCCAACTCGGCAGTGTGCGATGTCTGAATGATCTTTTTGCCCGGATTCTTGCCAAAAAACCAGCTTGGGAGCAGGTAAGACGCAAATTCTGACTTGGTATGCCGTGGCGGCATGTTAATAATAAGCCTTTTACACTCACCCCGAGCCACCCGCTCAAACGCCCGTGCCATCTTCTCGTGATGCCGACCGTGAATAAAGTTAGGCCACATCTCATTGACGAACACCATGAAGTCGTCAGCCGCTTTTTCTCTGAGCTTCCTTGTATTTAACTCGTCCAGAATTTCTGCAATGGCCTGTTGCTCGTCTTTTGGAAACTTCTTGAGCAACATCTGCTGTTGCGCCGCCGGTAGCGTTTGCAGTTTCTCCAGTACGGCATCAATCATCGGTTTCATCCAATTCTTTACCCGTCATACCCAACTCTTCGTCCAGATCAATCACCTGAACCGCAGGGGCACCATTAAGATACTTCTCTTCTTTAATCTGCAAGGGCTTGGACTCCACATCAATAATGTCGTCCATATAGGCAGAAAGTTTACTCGCCAGTTCAGCTTGTAATTCTTCAGTAGTTCGGTGCGTAACATTAACCTCAAGGCGTTCGGCGAACGCTTGCACGTCACTCATCTTGCCAAGAAGTTCTAACGCCTTTAATTGAGTAGCTTCTTTGTCTGAACTTGTTAGCATCAGCAGACGCATCTTCACGTAGTTGCGAATCTGTGCCGCATTTCGTACAACTTCTACGTCGTACTCATCAAGCATACTCTTTAGTATCAGCGCAGTAGCCGAGTTGATCTCAGGAGTCTTGGTAGGTGTCTCGTGCAATTGGGCGTGAGCTTCTTTTCTATCCGCTGGTTTAGGCACAGGGACTTCCATCCCGTTACCTATTAGAAACTCAACGGTATTGAACGCAGTTTGCGCTCTCTCATGCAAATTTTTAGCCGCCTCGGCAGTGAGCGAGGAGGGCAATGGAACGTCTAGTTCAGGTGTAACAAGAATCATGGTGCGGTTTGTGGCTCCCAATTTGATGCGGAGTGTACACGGTTTTTAAAAAATTATATAGGGGGGTGGGGTTTGTTGTTAAAAAACATGACGGGGGGTGTTTCTATAAAGACGAAAAAATGTGCAGAGTAATAACTCATGAAGGGGGTACCCTACAACATCTTGTGGTGTTGTATTAACGGGCGAACATTGGCCCGGGTTTGAACATTTGCACGGTTTAGATTGGCGATTGTGATCTCTTGTGCAAAATACAGTGCATAGCCCTGCCCAAAATGACCGGCCCAATCTAGGGGGTGCCCCCTCGCCCATCCCCAGCTTCATATCATATGAAGCCCTACCCGTCAATTTGGTGCTATCTCGTGCAAGCTATAACATTTTGTGGTGTAATTCATTTCATGGATCGGGGAAATGCGCTCGATACATACTCTCTTAACAATCTGCATTGATGAAAGTCTTTATGACAAACGAAACTCTCTCCCTCTCCGCTATTGCTTCAACATGCGGTTCCAAATTAGTAGAAGCCAAGGGCTTCGAAGCAAAGCGTCAAGCATGCCTTGATGAAGTGAATGTAGGTGTAATGAAACTGAGCAAGGCCAAGGCCAAGGTTGGTCAGAACAAAAAGTGTTCTATTGCAACATCATTCTATGATGCACTGGTGCAAGGCGGCCTAGGCAAGGGTACAGCGGCCAACTACTTGTCAACATTCCGCAAGGCGGTGCACGAAGGCAAGCCAGTGAAAGAATGGAACCCTGCGCAATCCAAAAAGAAAGCCAGTGCCGGATCCAGTGCCAAGGGCGCGAAGGGTAAGAAAGAATTTGCGGATCTTTTTAGACCTGCATTCAATCACGATACAGGTAATTCTTTCATGGCATTGTGCAAAATGATTGAGAAGGATTACAAAGATGACAAGATCAAAAACATGTACGCAGGTTTTGTAGATTATTTCAAATCCGAAGGCGATGAAATCGCCGAATAAATCGGCCACTAAGAACCCCGCTTCGGCGGGGTTTTTTTTCGTCCAAAATTCCCCACATGAATACTTTCCCATTACCTACATGCTCTTACACATGTAAGAGTTTTGATAACTGTTCCCTCGACGCGGGCCGCAAGACGCAGATTTAAATCATCTGGCCAACAAGTTGTGGTGTGTTTTATTTTTCAATCACGTGACAACTTCTTTCCTGTGTGTTTTTTATGTTGCTTCATATCATATGAAGCTATACAAGATATTACTGATAACTGTTCCCTCGATGCGGGCCGCATTGACGCATAAGGAATTCAACCACGCAGTGTGGAGAGGCATCACGTAGACACATCTTCATATGATATGAAGTGTCAAGATAGCGCAACGCAGTTATGTTTAATGTTTTATTCAATTATGCAAGAAAGTTCTGTGACTACAGAATAATACAAACCCAATGAAATCAAGCACTTGCAGAGGTTTTTCCCCTATTATTCTATTATTCTGTAAAAATATATATATGAAGAGACAATTTCCAAAAAGTAACAAATTCACCTTTTTTTCTTTCTCTCACGTGTTCGCTTGTGCTCTTTCTCATGTTTTCTCTCTTATCTCTCAAAACCACAGAATATTAGAACATTACCCCCAAATCGTCCCGCAACCCGCGCCAGTATTGGCTTTGCTTTATTCCGTGCTCACAGAACTTTGTTGCTTAATTGAATAAAACGCTTCCCATAACGCACATATAACACGTTGTCACAACTTGACAACCGAGGCTTTTTGTGTTAAAGTAGAGGCTCAACACGTGAAAACATGTTGTAGGGAGTTTTTTAAGTAACCAACAGCTTCATATCATATGAAGCACAACCAAAGGAATCATCATGACGAAAGCAAGAGTAAGTAACCGTGAAACACGTGACTACGTGAAATCACTCAAAGAGTTCAAGGCCAACAACATTTGGTCTGAGTGGGTGCGTGACGAGAACACTGACACCGAGGACGCACGTTACGTGGTCTATTCATACGACCGCCACTGGCCACTGTTTATCTACGAGGTCAAGACCGACATGTGGTTTGAGAACGCCAGTAAGTACAGCGTGACCACATCCAAGCACAAGACGCAAAGTCACCCCTACACTGCCACAACCATGCTACACGTGGACGACATGATCAAGGTCAAGAACAATGGCGTAGTGGGAATGATTCAACCCTTAACTTGGAGAGAGGTGACAGTATGAAAACATATACAGCAACAGTCATTCTCACAGCCCCGCGCAAGGTCACGATGACCTTTCCCGATGACGCGATCATTCAAGACATAAGGGAAGCATTTAGCCACGAAGGGACAATTATTTATTGGGGTGAAAAAGAACCCGATGAACATGACTACTTAGTCACGGGGTTGGAGCAAATCAAATGACACGATGGGAAAAATTCGAGCGGGTTATGTTCTTGTTGGGTGTGATTGTCGTACTGCTAGATCTTTATGTATGGCGGCCATGAGCACCCCCAACTTGACAACCACATGTCAATCTGTTATAGTTCAGTTTGTGTTAGTTAATTGTGTAAGTAATCGGTACAACTTCATATCATATGAAGCTACCATCAACCAAAGGAAATCATCATGAGTAATTTTGCAATCGACTTGGGCAACTTCAGTGTGTCCAAACTCTCAAGCTCTGCGCTTATCGTCAACTTGTCCTTGTCTGTATGGACGGGACGCAAACTGGACAAGCGTGTGTCTGAGGAAGTTGACCAACAGAACAGCACCAAAACCCGTGCCGGTAACTACCACAAGAACTTGTTGGCAGGTTCTAGCAAGCTGACCGAGATCACCAAGATCGCCAATGCCATACGTGGATGGATGTATGGCGTAACGCAACCATGGGGTGACAATGGCGACCGCATCTTGAACATGGCCTACTTCATGGAGTTCAAGGATCGACTGACCGACTACGAGTCTCAGTTCTCAACTGCTGTCAACAACTTTCTCAGTGACTACGACACACTGGTCGCCGCCGCCGCTTTCCAACTCGGTGACTTGTTCAATCGTGAGGACTATCCGACACGTGAGACCATCGAGGCCAAGTTTGGGTTCCGCTACAGCATGATCCCACTGCCTCAGTCCGGTGACTTTCGTGTAGACATAGGCGAGGATGGCCTCAAGGAATTGCAGTCCCAGTACGAGTCCGTCTTACAGCAACGTGTTACTGGTGCAATGACCGAGGCATGGGATAGGTTGCATGACTGCCTGTCACGTATGTCAGAACGTCTTGAGGATAGCGATGACGGCAAGCGTAAGATTTTCCGTGACTCTCTTGTCGAGAATGCCATCGAGATCTGCGGCCTACTCAAGTCCTTCAACATCACCAACGACACACGTATGGATGAGATGCGTAAGCAACTCGAAGATGCTATGCGTGGTGTAGATGCTGAATCACTACGTGACAGCGACTCTCTGCGTGAGCAGACCAAACGTAAAGTTGACAACATCTTGTCTAAGTTCGATCTATAACGTATAATTACGTCTTGCTTCATATCATATTAACCAACTGAAAGTAAATCATGTACAACTCAATCACTCTCAAACAATGTGCTGACCTTATCGCCGCCGTAGGCGACAAACAAACTGTCCTAGTGCAGGGCGAGATGGGCATCGGCAAGTCTGCCATCCTCAAGATGCTCAAGTCTTACCCTCAGTTTAAGGACGCGTTCTTTTGCTACGTGGACATCACTACCAAAGATGTTGGTGACTTCATCATTCCCAAGATCCGCACCATAGACGGTAATGAGGTCTGCTCATTCATACCCAACGAAGAGTTCGGGTTCCACTTCAAGGGCAAGAAAGTTGTCATGATGCTCGATGAGATCGGCAAGGCACGTGGTGGTGTGATGAACGCATGCTTACGTCTGATGAACGAGCGTGGTCTAGGCGTTGACCAACTGACCGAGGGTAGTGTCGTGTTTGGTACAACCAACTTGTCTGTCGAGGGACTAGGTGACAACGTGCCGCCACATGCTCTCAATAGGGTAACCCGTGTTCGTGTCAAGAAGTCTGACGCACCGACATGGATCGAGGACTACGCTATACCTATGGGCATCAACCCCGTCATCATTGGCACTGTCGCTGAGTACCCCGAGATGTTTGCATCGTTCGAGGACTACGAGAAGCCCGAGCAGAATCCCTACATCAGTGATCCCCGTACTGTACGTGGTGCTGTTGTGACACACCGTTCTATGGAACGTGCCGCCTATGTGTATGAGCATACCCGTATCTTGGGTGATGATGTGATGTGTCACGCACTGGCTGGTACTGTGGGTGAATCGGCAATGCACAACATCTTGACGATGGACAAGATGGACTCACAACTTACACCATGGGATGAGTTGATCAAGTCCCCCGAGACTGCCGTTGTGCCTACGTCTGCCGCCGCTACATGTATGTTAGTTGCCAAGGCCGTGCACCGTATCGAGAACAGCAACATCGTTGCATGGATGAAGTTCTTGAATCGCATCCCCAAGGAAGCGCAGGGTTTGTTTGCCCGTAGCGTTATGTCAGAGAAGTGTCCCAAGCGTTTGGTTGCCGCACGTAACACTGAGTTTGCGTTGTGGGCATCCGCTAATAACTTCATGTTCGCCAAGCAGTAACAGCTTCATATCATATTAACCAACGGAGATACCTATGTCATTCTTAACACAACTCAACACGTTGACACCTATGCAACGTATCCAACGGTCACACGTTGAACTGATGGGACATGCCGACACCATGGAGTATGCGTCTGTCATCATGGTCGGTAAGTACGAAGTGCGTGATGATGTACCTACTGCATGCACTAACGGCATCGACTGTAAGTACGGCAGTAAGTTCATCAAGGACATGTGTGACTCTGACTTGCGTGGTCTCATCATGCACGAGAATCTGCACAAGACGTTTCAGCACATGTTCTTGTGGCAACATCTCTACAAGGAAGATGGCCGCACTGCTAACATGGCATGCGACTACGTGATCAACATCATCATTGACGATATACGTAAGCGTACTGGTGGGTTCGTTACTCTGCCCAAGGGTGGGTTGCTTGACCGTAGGTTCGAGGGTATGAGTTCACAAGAGGTCTACAACATCTTGCGAGAAGAGAAGGGCGATGATGATGGCGATGGTGGTGAAGGTGGTGAAGGTGGTGATGGGTTCGATGACCATGATTGGCAGTCCGGTGACGCTATGTCTCAGGAAGAGATCGAGCAAGTTGCCAAGGACATCAACCAAGCTATCCGTCAAGGTCAACTCATGGCGGGTAAGTTAGGTGGCAATCAGTCACGTGCATTGGGTTCACTCACCGAGCCAAAGGTTAACTGGCGTGAACAGTTACGTGAGTTCGTTTCATCCACTGCTGTAGGCAAGGACATCTCTACGTGGCAACGTGTTAGCCGTAGATGGTTACAGCACGACGTCTACATGCCCTCTACTATCACCGAGAATGTTGGCCGCATCGTGGTTGCTATTGATACGTCCGGTTCTATTGGTCAAGCTGAGTTGTCCAAGTTCTTGTCAGAGGTGCAGGGTATCTGCATCAACACCAAGCCCGAGAAGGTTGACTTGTTGTATTGGGACACTGAGGTGGCCGCACACGAGGTGTACACACAAGAACAACTTGATAAGCTGACATCATCTACTAAGCCCGCCGGTGGTGGTGGCACTGACGTGGCATGCGTGTCCAAGTATCTCAAGGACAATCAGATTCGTCCTGAGTGTGTGATCGTCTTGACTGACGGTTACATCTACGGTGATTGGGGTACATGGAATGCCCCTGTGCTGTGGACTATCGTAGGTGGTAACAAAGTTGTACCTCCCATGGGTACGACCATCCATCTCGATTAACGTATCGGTCTCTCCCAAAGAGACCTGTTCCCTCCCTCCCCCTAAAACTTTTGAAAGTAAATCATGAAAACTACACGCGAAAACTTTATTGGTCAGATTGATTTTGACCGCTTCCAACGTAACGCAGAGAAGGCACGTGAGCTTGGTCACGAGCATTGGATCGGTGACATCCCTGTGCATAAAGATTTGTTGCCGTTCTTCAAGGCATTCAAAGACAAACGCTACAACATTGTGCCGTGCGTTGATGATGCGTCTAAGCCTTTTTGGAGACGTGACACCGTTGACGGTGAGATGATTGCCGTGCCCGTGTATTACACACTAGGCATTACGTTCCCTGATGCGACTGACTTTAGATCAGGCAAGATACACGTCATACACGATGGCAATGATCCGCAGTATTGCGTGGAGTCCAAGAAGATTGAGAACGAGAAGTATGCTTGCCACAGCGGGGGCTTTCACATCCGTCAATCCAAAGATGTTAAGAAAGCACTGAAGATTGCGATGACTTTTCTCAAGCCACTTGGGTACGATGACATACTAGGTAACTGCCTCAACCAACTTACTCACGGCATCAATGAGTTGCGTTCTCCCGCACGTGAGAAGCTACACGATAACCTGAGCATTCAGCGTAACGAGATAGCACAAGAAGTTGCTCACATGATTGCATCGGGGTATGTACCAAGTACAAAAGCATTTAAAGATGCGTTAGACTTGCTAGTCAAGGAAGGTGCAGAGCTTAAACGTATGCAGGACTACAAACCCCGTGCATGCTTTGTTTGGGTTAAGCCTAACAGTCTTTCGTACAAGTTCACTGAGGAACAACATGTTACTGAGTGCACTAGCATGGATGACGTGCCGGAGTTCGTTCGTAATAAGTTAGCCGTGTTGCAGATCGCAAAGAACGGTGATGCTATTGCGGATGTTGGCATCCGTGTGTCAGACATTACATATTGGGTGTTCGCATGACCGATGATGATCTGATGAAACTGCGTGTGGAGATGGCACTACAAGAGGTGCAGATTAAGTTCGAAGCACAGTGCAACTTACGTGAATGGACGTGGATGATGCAGAAAGGTGAGATCAAAACAAACGATGTTATTCGTGTGGAGGTCAATGACAACGGTACAGTTAATTTGTATGACTTCACATTACCAAGCAAGGGAGGAGTGAAACGTTTAGACATGTCACAAGAAGATGTAGAGCCGTGGATCATGGAGACAATATCCATGCTACGTATTGCAAAGACAAATGATTTAGTACCCGAGTTGGGATTCAAAATATCCGATACCTTGTACTACATATTAAACAGAGAAGGAGAGATGAGATGAGAGATGTATATAGAACAAAGACAGGCATTGAGATTGGTTGCATGTATCAGGAACCATTACGCCAACTGAACTCTGACGAGGAAGAAATTCAGAGAGCATTACTTGAGGGTGGCGGGCCAGATTACGTGTCGATAACACTGTACATAATGTTTTTAGTTGTGTTGTTCACAACGCTGGCGCTAACACTTGGGAGTGGACGATGAATGAAAATGAGAGCAACTTACATGACTTGTTCGCAGGGTTTGCAATGATGGCACTGCTAAACAAAGCACCTAAGAGTGCAACACCTGACGAGATGGCATACGTTGCATACGAGCAAGCAGATGCCATGCTTGAAGAGCGTAAGAGCAGACGCAACATACAAGAGGGCGGTATCGCCGACATACTTTCTAAATGGGGGGATGAGCAATGAGTGGGTTCGTTAAGCAACAACTTGATATAGGTAGTAGACAACCACTGCACAAGTACAAGATGTGTAGCAAGTGTGATGTAGATAAACCGCCGGAGGGTGGGATTGATATGGGACACAAGTGGATATGCGCCCATTGTTGGGTGGCACGTAAGACATCAGCTAACTTAAAGGAGTATAGAAAATGATGACACCGGAGAAGAAAGTAAAGATGAAGGTAGTGGAGGTACTCAAAGAGTTTGGAGCGTATTACTTCTACGCATCAACTGGCGGGTATGGAGCGTCAGGTGTGCCCGACATCATCTGTTGTTACAAGGGTAGATTCCTTGGCATCGAGTGCAAGGCAGGTAAGGGGAAGACAACTGCACTACAGGAAAAGAACATAGCGCAGATCATTGCACAGGGTGGGTTGGCTGTAGTGGTCAACGAGAACAACATAGAAGAGGTTCGTATTTTATTGGGGTACTTATCAAGAGGTGGCAAATGAATACAGTAATGGAAGACAAGATCAAGCAAGCATTTGAAGAGTGGAAACAAACTGAACAACCAAAGGAAACTATCGTGGATACACAATCAAAAAATCAAAAGCTGTCAAACATGTTATTGGATATGATTTCAAAACATCCCGGGATAACTGGTAAAGCGTTACGTGCATACGTTGCGAAGGAAGTGCCAACCGTACCTATCTCTTATGTACCTGCAATCCTCAAAGGTTTTTATGACAAGAACTTTGTGAATCGTATTGAGGTAGCCCCTGATGGTGAGCAAGGCAGGACAACATTTTCCTACACAGCAGTTCCCGTAGCAGTACGTGCCACTATGCCCAAGCGTCCCAAAACCAAGGCATATACAAAGGGTAAGAACAAACCCAAGGCAGTAGTCGTACCCAAGCAAGAGAAAGGTATTGATACGTTAGTACCCGCAGAGCGCGTGGTCACGCACCCACTGGCTGTTGGTGCAACAACTGTATATATAACTATCCGCACAGGTAACGAGACAACGTACTCATTGAAGTTGGATGAGGCCAAGGTGATCTATCAACAACTCAACCAAATCTTTGGAGGTGCGCGATGAGCATTGATAAAGAATTGAAAGACAGATTACAAGCAACTACTGCTACTGAGTACGCACCCCGTATGTTCGGGGAAGTATTTGCTGATGGGCAATTCCGTGGTTCCTACAAGCTAGATGACGTACCAAACCATGCCATGGTGATAGGTGACTATCTGTTGTGGACGTTGGACGGTGAAGACATTGGCATTGGGTTTCGCCCGACAGGTGAGATGGGTATCTTTAAGGTGGCTGACTTTGAGCCGTACTTGAAGGCGTTCTTTGGGCTGAACTTCTAATGAATCTCATAACACTAGACTTTGAGACGTACTACACCAACAAGGACTTGGGGTTCAAAACCCAAACGACTGAGGAGTATGTACGTGATCCCCGATTCGAGGTGATCGGGGTAGCGGTCAAGGTTAACGATGAGCCAACACAATGGTGCAGTGATTCGTTGGATGAGATCGACCTTTGGTTACACCAATTCGATTGGGACAATAGCATGGTGGTTGCACACAATGCGTTGTTCGACATGGCTATATTGAACTGGCACTTTGATATTAGACCTAAAGCTATCGCTGACACACTGAGCATGGCACGTGCTATCAATGGCATTGAGGTAGGCAACAGTCTCAAGAAGTTGGCAGTGCACTACAACTTAGGCGTTAAGGGTACTGAGGTGGTAGACGCTATCAACCTGCGGCGGCGTGACTTCTCAGAGCAACAGCTTGCAGAGTATGGGGCGTACTGTATCAATGACGTTGACCTGACGTACGACTTGTTCCTGACCCTACTACCTATGTTTCAGAAGGTAGAGTTGAAGTTGATTGATCTAACCATACGGATGTTTACAGAGCCACAGCTCCGCCTAGATGAATCTCTCTTACAGCAACATCTTTTAGAGGTGAAGGAACGTAAGAAGATCCTGCTGGACAGTTGCGGTGCTGACCTTGAAGACTTGATGAGTAACCAAAAGTTTGCCGAGGTTTTGCGTGGGCTAGGCGTTGAGCCGCCTATGAAGATCAGTCTGACTACGGGTAAGGAAGCGTTGGCTTTGGCTAAGTCTGATGAAGGGTTCAAGGCTTTGGCTGATCACCCTGATGAGCGCGTACAGACACTTGTTGCCGCAAGATTGGGTAACAAGACTACGTTGGAAGAGACACGTACTGAGCGTCTCATTGGGATTGCGGGAAGGGGAAAGATACCTGTTCCCCTTTCTTACTACGCCGCACACACGGGGCGTTGGGGAGGGGCTGACAAGATCAATTTCCAAAACTTTCCCTCACGTGGCGAGAACGCAGGGAAGCTCAAGAAGGCCATCCTTGCACCTGAAGGTCACGTCATCATTGACTGTGATTCTGCGCAGATTGAGGCGCGGGTGCTTGCATGGTTTGCACAACAAGACGATTTGGTGGAGGCATTTGCAAATGGCGAGGACGTATACAAAATCATGGCATCGGCTATATACGCTAAGACGCGAGAAGAAGTTACTGCCAGTGAGAGATTCGTTGGTAAAACCACCATTCTTGGTGCGGGCTATGGAATGGGCAGTGCGAAGTTCCAAACGCAACTCAAGACTTTCGGTGTGTCGGTCAGTGCAGAGGAGTCTGCAAGGATTATCTCTGCCTATCGTGAAACCTATCCTAGTATCCCCACCCTATGGAAGTCCGGTTCCACGGCGATTGATGCTATGACCAAGAAACGTACTGCCACATGGGGCAATGGTTGTATCAGCATAGGTGCAGAGGGAATCCTCATGCCTAACGGGTTGTATCAAAGATACCCAAACTTGCGAAAAGTACGAGACAAAGACGGCAAAGACCAGTATATTTATGACTCACGCAAAGGCGCGGTGAAGCTATACGGCGGCAAGTTGACAGAGAACATTTGTCAGGGTTTGGCACGTTGCATCATTGGCGAACAGCTAATCAAGATCAGCAGGAAGTATCGTGTGGTACTCACTGTTCATGATGCTGTGGCGTGTGTTGCACCAAAAGAAGAAGCTAAAGAAGCTATGGCATACGTAATGGAGTGCATGCGATTTGTACCCTCATGGGCACAAGGCATTCCGTTGAATTGCGAAGCGGGAATGGGAGAGAGTTATGGAGATTGCTAACAGGCCATACGGCAAGATATTCAAGGGGCACACCATACCCTACGGTACTCTTGTGGGTGCAAGTGATGAATTGAAGAAAGTGTATTACACGCACTGTTACATGCGTGATGAGGATATGCCCGAGATACCGTGCCCACCACATGAAGATGTGGAGTGCCATAACCCTGAAGAAGAGGTGTTCAAGAAAGATATGGTTAGAGTTGTTGAGGAAGTATTGAACGGCATTACCCCGAGAGAAAAAACTGTGCTGTGTATGCGATTTGGGATTGGCCTCAAGCAAGACTACTCACTAGAAGAAATTGGTAATAGATTTGATGTGACTCGTGAGCGGATCAGGCAGATTGAAGCCAAGGCACTACGCAAGATGAAGCACCCGTCACGTCTTGATGTGTTTAAAGAATTGCTTGGGTGGTATGAATCAACAGCAGATAAAGAAGCTGAAGCAAAGAAGTTACGAGAGCAATGGGCGAAGGCACGTGAGAGAGCGCGGGAAAGAGATGAAGCAAAGAAACAAGCTGTGCTCAATGCCCTGCTAAGACGAGAGCAGAAAGAAAGAGAATACAAGCAAGAACTTGAGCGAGTGCAACAGGAAGACTTAAGACTACGTGCGAAGTGGGAAGAAATTAAACCGATGGTCTCTGACACTGAGTGGATAGAACATATAAAGACAGCGAACCCCGAGATGTATCAAGAGTTAAAGTATTTGGTCGGAGACATTTGGGGTTACAACGCAGACAAAGTTTGGGAGATGTATGCGGAAAAGAAGTAAGTACAGGCCGAGGAGCGTATTGCTAAATACAATGGGCTATGTGTTGGAGAGCTTCACACCCATATCAAAACTCGACAAGTATTTTATGGAGTTAAAGATCAAGAACCACATGGCACTGAGTAACTTGACCAAAGGTGTTGCCATGCGTGATGACATTGATTCGTTGATACAGTCAGTGAATATTGTTGAAGCCTTATATCGTATGGGGTTTGGCCGTGAGTATGCAGACGATGTACGTAAAGGATTAGATGCGTTACATGCAGTTGGTGTACGTGGGGTTGCAAGTGGGCGATTCATCCTCAAGTCAGAAGAGATGAACGCACTGAACGTGATCATGGAGTTGCATGATGCACAGCTTGAAGTTATCACGCTGAAAGATATGGAGAACGCAATCAAGTTGGTAGTAGAAGAGTTGCGTCAAAAGAAGATGAGACCGATTGTTAAAAAGGAGATAGTGACATGACACCACAGGAAGTATTTTCAAATTTTATTGATACCCACCCACGATTTTTTAAAAAGAAAAAGGAATGGTTTATTGACAACTGGCATGTTGTTGAAGCATTTGAAAGAATTGCTTTAAAACTTATTTCTATGAACCGCGAACATTATTCAGCAAGAACCATTGTTGAAGTCTTGGTGCATCAAAGTGCAGTCAAAGAAATAAACGGGGTGTACAAAATTGGAAACGACAACGCACCGGATTTGGCACGGGTGTTTGTTGTATTACATCCGGAACATGTAGACTTTTGGGAATACCGCAGACCTGATTGGCCTTCATTTAAAAAGATGTTTAACGAAGAAAGCGCACCATGAACAATACTTGGGTATATGTAATTTTGTCCGCAATGATATTTGCATTTTGGGCTTGGGTTGTTTATCTGACAGGTGGTATATGACTTGGCCGTTTCCCCCATTCCCAAACCCCAAGGACAAGGGTAACCGAGTCCCTAAATTTAACCCTGACAACCATGAGGATGCACCGCGATGAACAGATCACACACACCTGAAGATATTGAAAAAATACAAAGTGGTTGGCGTAAGCGTCAAATTTCTGATGACGATGACATCCAAATTTATGCTGACGCAAAACAAAGAATTTATGATATGGACTGCAACCACGAACGTGATATGCGCAATCGAACACTGGAAGAAGTTGCGCTTGAGTTTGATAAGATGAAAGCCTTTGGGGATACGTCAGCATCGTTTGCTGTATTTGTACGGGGGATGAAGCGATGAACGACTGTCCAAACTGTGAGCATCACAGGAAACGAGCACAACTGTGGCGTGATGAAGCCTACAAGCAAGCAGGGCATCCGTTGCCTGAACGTGAGTGGGTGGGGCTGACGGATCAGGAGATTGGACAAGTTTTCCAAGAAAAATGCACCGAGCATGGTCAATTATTAAACGAACGAGCGTTTCGTATTGCCGCTAGATGGGCAGAAGAAAAA